GTGACCTATTGCGACCAATCAGTGCTCAAAGGGAAAAAAGAAATGAATTGGAATCTATTTATGAAGAGTTGCGGGCAATTGCCCAAATTTATGAGTGTCCTGTGTGGACGGCTTCGCAGACAAATCGCTCTGGTCTGAATGCCGAAGTCATCACGATGGAGTCAATTTCCGAAGCGTTTAATAAATGTTTCGTGGCTGATTTTATCTTCTCTCTGTCGAGAACCATCGAGGACAAGAATACCAACGAGGGAAGGTTTTTCATCGCTAAGAATAGAAATGGTCCAGACGGTCTTGTGTATCCAATCTTTATGGATACGTCCAATGTAAAAATCAAGGTCGTTGCTGGTTCGGGTATGACTCCTAATCAGGCGGTTTCTAAAACAAGCAAAGAACAAGCACAGTCTTTGAAGGACAAATATAAAGCATTCAGAACAAAGAAGAAAGAGGAATAAATGTATAATGAGTCAGAAGTAAGGGAAGCGACCCTTGAATACTTTGGTGGTGATGAACTTGCTACAAATGTTTTCATCACCAAATACTGCCTCCGAGATAAGGAGGGAAATTTTGTAGAAAAAACTCCGAAAGACATGCACAGTCGCATGGCTTCAGAGTTTGCGAGAATTGAAGGAAAATACGGTGGACCCCGAGCACTGACCGAAGAGAAGATTAGCGAATATTTTGATAATTTCAAATATATCGTACCCCAAGGTTCACCGATGATGGGGATTGGTAATAGTTATGTTAATGTATCGCTATCCAACTGCGTGGTGGTTGAGTCACCTTCCGACAATATCTCTTCCATCATTAACGCCGGGAGAGATTTGGCTAATTTATTTAAGCGTCGGTGCGGTGTTGGGCTTGACCTATCTGATTTGCGACCGGACGGCACACCAGTAAATAATTCGGCTGGTACTACGACAGGAGCATGGAGTTTCGCAGATTTTTATTCTTACGTCTGTCGAATGATTGGGCAGAATGGACGCCGTGGTGCTCTCATGATTACTATGGACGTGAGGCATCCTGACATTGAAGAGTTTGTCACAATGAAGCGTGACTTGACGAAGGTCACGGGCGCGAATGTCTCCGTTAAGATTAGTGACAGCTTCATGCAGGCTGTTCAGAACAATAGTAAATTCACACTTCAGTTTCCAGTTGATTCGGATGAGCCAACGTACACCAAGGACATTGATGCGAAAGCTTTGTGGGATATTATTGTTGAGTCCGCAACAACGACTGCTGAACCGGGCATCCTGATGTGGGACAACATTATTAATAATCTTCCTGCACACTCATATGCTGATGACGGGTTTGCCACCATTTGCACCAACCCCTGTGCTGAAATTCCTCTTTCGGCTTATGATTCCTGTCGTCTGATTTCTATTAATTTAAAAAACTTTGTCCAGTCTCCGTTCACCGGCAAGGCGAAATTTGATTTTAAAAAGTTTACCGAGGTTGCTTCCGCAGCGATGCGACTTTCTGACGACTTGGTTGACCTTGAACTTGAGAAGTTGCAGTCAATTATTGAGTTGGCTGACACGCCAGATGAAAAGGCTCTGTGGAGCAAGCTGTATGTTGCAGCAAGAGATGGACGCCGGACAGGATTAGGAACTCATGGGCTGGCTGATGCACTAGCGTGCCTTAACATGGGTTATGATTCCGATGACGGCTTGGCTATGATTTCCAGAATTTATACTTGCTTGAGGGATACAGCATATCAGGAGAGCGTCAACCTGTCTACTGAGCGTGGGCAGTTTCCGGTGTTTAAGTGGAGCAAGGAAAAGGACAACGGATATATTAAGCGGCTTCCAGAGACACTGAAGCGTGCTATATCTCGACATGGTAGGAGAAACATTTCTCTCCTTACCAATGCACCAACTGGGTCTGTGTCAATTCTTTCTCAAACCTCTTCTGGCTTGGAGCCGGTGTTTAGGAATTCTTATATTCGTCGCCGCAAGATGAGTCATGACGAGGCTGATGTAGAGGCTGACTTTGTGGATGAACTTGGTGACCGCTGGAAAGAGTTTGAAGTTTTCCACCACAACGTCCAGCAGTGGCGCGAAGCAAACGAGGGCGAGGAATTGCCAAGCTTCTTTGTTGAGTCGGACCAGATTGATTGGACCCGTCGCATCGAGATTCAGCAAGCTATTCAAGATAATGTTGACCACGCCATTAGTTCTACTATCAATCTTCCAGCAGGCACCGAGCCAGCCACCGTGGGTCAGCTTTACTTAGAAGGTTGGCGTCGGGGGCTGAAGGGTGTCACAGTTTATGTGGATGGTAGTCGGTCTGGCGTTTTGGTAACCAAAGAAGAGTCTACGCAGGCAGAGCCGTTCCCTGTCCATGAGGCACCGAAGCGCCCACAAATCCTTGATTGCGACATTCACCACACCACCATTCAAGGCGAGAAGTGGGTTGTCTTGGTGGGTATTCTTGCTGGGAAGCCATATGAAGTTTTGGCTGGCGAAGCAAGCTTGATTGAAATTCCAAAGAAATATGATAAAGGTCGCCTAACCAAGCACAGCTACAAGACGCGCATGAATCGTTATGACTTATCGTTCGGCTATAATGGCGATACAATCAACATTAAAGATGTGGTCAAGGTGTTCGACAATCCCAGCAATGCTTCTTTCACTCGCATGATTTCGCTGGGGTTGCGTCACGGGGCGCGTCCAAGGTTCATGGTTGAGCAACTACAGAAAGATAAAAACAGCGACATGTTCAGCTTTGCAAGATGCATCGCTCGCATCCTAAAGAATTATATTCAAGATGGTGAGACTCCAAGCGACAAGGTTTGTGAGTCGTGCGATGCAAAGTGTGGATAAAAAAATAAAAAAACTTCTTGACAAGTGAGTCAAGATAGAGTATATTAATAGCACAACAACCAACAAGGAGATTAACATGGTTGATAACAACGAGAACCCTACCGTTATTGATGAGCATCAGGAGCATGTGATTAATTATGTGAAGTCGCTTGCTGCCATTGAAGAGGCTATGGAGCCGTTCAAGGAGCAGAAGCGGGCGCTCAAGAATAACTACATGGAAAATGGCTGGCTGTCCCGTGAGGACATTTCGCTGGCTGTTAAAGCATTCCGAATGATTCAGAAAAAGACTGACCCTGAACAGTTGATGGATTATTACAACACTGTCCACAAGAAGTTGCGGTAGAGGTGCTTATGACACCGATGAACCGGCATATTAAAGTTGATATTGTCCAGCAGACTCCCCCCGATTCGGGGGGTGTTCTCATGCCAGAAGATTACAAGGCTCTTCAAGAGTGGGAGACAGGGGTTATCAAAGAGGTGGCGAAGAATTGCGAACACTTCTCGTCGAAGGACGTTGGCAGCGTTGTAGTTTTCCCCGGTAACATGCTGCTCTGTGTTGATGCTCTTGGCAGTCAATTTCATTTTGTACAAGAGAATTATGTTGTTTGCAGACAACTCAAACCCAGTGGTCAATAGGGTGCTCGTTCGCCTTGGGCTCGCATACTTGAGTGTGTGCGCCCTTGGCACGGTAGCTTTTGAAATCTTTATTGTGCTGCTGGTTATTTCTGATTTATTCTAGTGGAGAGGTTGTATGCAAGGGTTGGTGGTAGGAAGTACCATTGGAGCGATGCGCTATGCTTTTGAGCACGGCACGCCCCTTGTGTATCTAAAGCCACAACCTCCACACCGATTCACCGGGCATGTGGAAGAGTGGCATCATTTATATTTTTGCCTGTCTCTTGCTGGGCTAATTAAATTTGGAGATAAAGTTTCTCAAATTAGAATGACTGACGAAGGTTTGAGAATAACTGTTGGGCACAAGGTTCACGAAGTTAAAAATACCTCAGTGTTTATTTTTGACGACAAGAGTATTGAAGGGATGCCGGTGCCAGAGCGTAAAGACGCCCTAAATGAAGTTCTTGATTGGATAGATGTTCGGAGTGGAATGAAGCATAGCCTGCACGCTCTTCATGTCTGGAACTCTGACTTTATTAAAAGCGTAAACTTTTATCCGTCAGAGAGAATTGATGGTAATCATAATTTGAAAGATGCTTGTACGATAAGTCACCTTACGGATGAACAGTTACAAGACTTTGAATACTCAGAATTGGTTACCAGACTCAAGACGGAAGAGGCGATGAGGGAGGCGGGAATCAAGGGTGCTGGTAATGGCGCGGGCAGGTATTTACCAATTCGATTAGAATCGCGTAAGCGGGTGGTTTATCCGCTGAGTAAAAGAGTGTATTCAAGCTTGCCAGACGGGTTTGAAATAATGGAATGTTCGTCTATCAATTATCCGCTCTCAAAGAGTGGCTATTTAAATTATTTAATTCAAGGTGTCCGACGTGATAGAGAGTGGTGAGCAAAACGCTTCTGCATTTCACTTGGCTGGTGTCGTTCCTGTTGCTGGACAGCCGTTGGACTTTGATATGCCATGGCACGACAGTTTAATGCCGATAGGAAAAAATTATTTGGCTGTTGAGCGTGCAGTGTTAGAGTGCGCGTGGGCAGGGGCAGAAACCATCTGGGTTGTGTGCCACAGGGACATGCAGCCACTAATTAAAGAGCGCATGGGAGAGTGGATTTTTGACCCCAACTCCCTGCTGCAAAAGGGAATGTTTCAGTCTGAGAAACGACGGCGCATTCCAATTTACTATGTGCCGGTGCATCCAAAGGACCGGGACCGAAGAGACTGCTTGGGGTGGTCTGCCCTGTATGGTGCGCTCAGTGCATATTATATTTCCAAGCGCATCAGCAAGTGGCTTATTCCAGATAAATTTTATTGTGCATTTCCGTATGGAATCTATAATCCCGAATTGCTCAAAATTTTTCGCCGCAAAATTTCCAGAAATGGAACTTTCTGTTTGACGTACAATGGTGCATCTGTGAAAACGGGCGAGTATCTTGGATTCACTTTTGATGGCGAAGATTTTAAAAGATGTAGACGCCGTGTCCGCGAAGAGGCAACATCAGTACACGACTCAGACGGAAATCGCCTGCCAATTGAAAAAAGATGGTCTGCGAGAAACTTTTCACTTGACAAAGTGTTCTCAGATGTTATAATAGATACAGATTCTATGATTGAAGTTCCATGGTATCACAGAGTGGATTCATGGGATGGATTGACGAAATATTTATCAGGCAGCGAATCACTAACAAAGCCTGATTTCTTTAAACCTAAGAAGTGGAACAAAATGGGAGGCGTGAGTGAGGAATCCAATTGAAAGAGCATACGACGAGGTTTCGTATGCTTGTAAAGATATTGCGGAGTTGCCGACGCGATTTTATGAACTCGACAACAGCTTAATAACTTTTTTGGAAGAATTTGTAATTTTGCTTGACAAATCTGATAATTGTGATAATATAGATGATATCGCAGTTGCTCAAGAGTTGATTGCAGAGGCTAAAGAGATTTTGAATGCAGTGGAAGTCCGAATTAGGACAAAGGAGGGCTTGAGTGAGTCGAAATGAATCATCTATTCCGTTTGTGGGGCTTCATGCTCATTCCGTAGCGGGCTCTCCGTTTGATGCCCTTGGCTACCCCCAAGAGCACATGGAGTACGCTTATGCCAACGGCATGGATGCACTCGCACTCACCGACCACGGCAATTGCAACGGGCTTGCCTATCAGGTGTTGCATACCAAGAAAATGCGAGCGGAAGGCAAAGAGTTCAAGCCGATTTATGGCGTCGAGGCATATTTCCATCCATCAATCGAGGGGTGGAAGGGCGATTACGAAGAAGCCAAGAAGGTCAAGAAGAACGCTTCTGCGCTGAAGGACGGCAGCACTGGTGGTGCGGTTGTCGAAGATGAGCAGCGACACTTCAAGGGCTTGGTCAATCGCCGCAACCACCTTATTCTTCTGGCTCAGAACCAGACAGGCTTGAACAACATCTTTAAGATGGTGTCTGAGTCGTTTTCGGGCGATAATTATTACCGCTTCCCCCGCGTTGATTATGAGTTGCTTGCCAAGCACTCTGAGGGCGTTATTGCTGCTTCTGCTTGCCTTGGTGGGGCTTATGCCGGGTGCATGTGGCGAAACGCGGTGTATGACGATGACGGCAATCGCACAGGATTTGATGAAGACGGCGTATTGGAAGAAATGCGTGAAACGACCCGCCAGATGCAAAAAATCTTTGGCGACAGGTGGTATGGAGAACTTCAGTGGAATAACATTCCAGAGCAGCATGTGCTCAATCAATATGTTATTCAGATGCACAAAGAGTTCGGCATCAAGCTGATTTCAACAGCCGATAGTCATTATCCCAACCCTGATGCATGGAAAGACCGGATTCTCTACAAGAAGCTGGGCTGGCTCGGGCGCAAGGATGAGGTTCCATCTGAGTTGCCTGCTGGCTTGGATGAGGTCGGCTATGAGTTGTATCCCAAGAACGGTGACCAGATGTGGGAATCGTATCTAAACTATGCAGCCGAATGTGACGTTGTATATGATGACAAGCTTGTGTTAGATAGTATCACAGAGACTCACCACATTGCAACAAAGCTTATTGATGACTTCCTGCCGGATAACACCGTGCGCCTTCCTGACTTTGTAGTACCAGAGGGCAAGACAGCAACACAGGCTTTGGTTGCCATGTCGCTTGATGGATTGCGCTCCAAGAACCTTGCAGGTAGTCAAGAGTATATTGACCGGCTGAAGCGTGAATTAGAGGTTATCGACAGTCGAGGGTTCAGCAAGTATTTCTTGACAATGAAAGCTGTGGCTGATAAGGCGGTCGAGACACAATTGGTTGGTCCCGGTCGCGGCTCTGCGGCTGGCTCGCTGGTGTCATACGTCTTGGACATTACACAGGTTGACCCAATTAAGTATGGGCTGCTGTTCAGCCGCTTCATGCGCTCTGATGCCAAGGATTACCCCGATATTGATTATGATGTTGCGGAGCCGATGGAGTTGAAAGAGCGTCTGGCTGATGAGTGGGGTGAGAATACTGTTGTTCCAATCTCCAATTGGAATACGCTTCAGTTGCGTTCGCTAATCAAGGATATCTCCAAATTTTATCAAATTCCGTTTGTCGAGGTGAATGCGGTGACCGGGCGTATGCTCCATGAGGCTACACCCAAAGCCAAGCGTAAGCACGGTATCACTGCTGGCGTATATGCTCCGACCTTTGAAGAGGTTATGGAGTTCTCTGAATCATTGCAGTCTTTCCTTCGCAAGTACCCCCACGTTAAGACGCACGTTGAGGCTCTTTATGGTCAGGTGCGCTCATGCTCCAGACATGCAGGTGGTGTTGTCATCGCGGAGGATTTGGACAAGTACATGCCGCTGATTACGAGCGGTGGCGTCAAGCAGGCTCCGTGGTCCGAGGGTCAGAACGTCAGGCACTTGGAGCCCATGGGGTTCATTAAGTTTGATATTCTTGGGCTTGCTTCACTGCGGATGATGGACAATTGTATTAAGAATGTTCTCCGTCGTCACTATAACAATGCGGAGCCAAGCTTTGCAGATGTTCGCAAATTTTATGACGACAAGCTTCATCCTGATGTAATTGATTTTGACGACCAAGAAGTTTATGAAAATGTTTTTCATAAGGGTCGATGGGCAGGCATCTTCCAGTTCACTGAGCCGGGAGCACAGACGTTCTGTGTGAACGCAAAGCCGAGAAGTATTATTGATATTTCTGCTATTACCTCCATCTTCCGTCCCGGTCCTCTGTCAGCAAAGGTTGATAGAAATTATGTTGAAGCAAAATCTAACCCTAGTGCTATCAAGTATCTGAATGAGACAGTCAAGGAGGTCACCGAAGAGACATTTGGGTTCCTTATTTTTCAGGAGCAGATTGCTTTGCTTGCCCACAAGCTGGGCGGCTTGACACTGGACGAAGGTAACATGCTTCGGAAGGTCTTGACCAAGAAGGGTACAGGCAAGGGCGGCATTAAAAATAAATTGCGCGTTAAATTCATTGACGGGTGCTCGGAGAAGGGCATCACAGTTCGTGACTCCGAAAAGCTGTGGGAGACATTTGAGTTCTTCTCAGGCTACGGCTTCAACAAGTCACATGCAGTCTCGTACAGTATTCTGTCTTATCAGTGTGCATGGCTATTCCATTATTATCCTGCCGAGTGGATTGCAGCGTTCTTAGATAAAGAGCCAGAGTCGCGCAAGGAGCGTGCTATCAATGCGGCTAAGAAGATGGGCTTTGAGATAGCACCAATTGATATCAACTTGTCTGACCGTGATTGGCAGATTGCTGATGATGGTCGCTTGGTCCAACCCTTCTCATCTGTTAAGGGTCTTGGTGACGCAGCTATCGACCAGATTCTTAACAATCGCCCGTTTGAGAATATCGAACATTTCTTGTTTAATGAGGACGTGGTGTATTCTAAGCTGAACAAGAAGGCGTTGGACGTTCTGGTTCGCAGCCAAGCATTGAATAGTCTGATGGATGAGCGGTTTAGTGGTCGGAAGCACTTTTGGTCTGCTGTCGCTGTAGACCGAGCAAAGACTAAGAAGAAGTTTGGCGAGAATATTGAGTTGTATGCACCAGAAGGTGATTTTACCGATGAAGAAATGATTGAGTATCAGGTCGATTTAACTGGCATCTTTCCTTTTGAGTTGGTAATTACTGGTGACGTTTTGGATAAGCTTGACGCACATGGAATTCCCCCACTCGGAGATTTTGACCCAGATTTGCTTGTGTCGTGGTTTATTCCGAGAGAAGTCATTGAGAAAAAGACCAAGAATGGGAAAGATTACTGGATTGTTAAAGTCATCGACTCCACAAGCACAATCAATAGTATAAAGTGTTGGGGCGTTAGAAAGGGTGTAGATAAAATTCACCTTAACAGACCGTACATGGCTAAGTTAGACTATAGTGAGCAGTGGGGTTTTAGTTCAAGAAGCGTTCGGCACAATTTCCGTCTTTTGGCATAGGAGAAATATGAGTAAAGAAAAACAAAACTATACGAGAGAGATGCTTGAATGCAAGTCAAAAGAAGAATTGATTAAGTTGGTTGAGGTGTTACAAGATGAGGTTGCGATGTTGGATTTTTTGATTGCAGAATATGAGGCAATGCAGGAAGCAATGGGCAGAGCAATCGAGAAGGGCATGGTAGAGCATCTAAAAAATACACCTTTAAGTAATACAGAAACAGGAGAAGCTTAAAATGGGCAAAGATAACGGTAATGACGGCGGCAATGTTTTTAACTTTGAAGCCTTCAGGAAAGCGATGGACGAGTTGAATAAGCAAAAGGAAGCACAAGAAGAAAAGCAGAAGCAGCAACAACAAGCGAGGCAGGACGACTTTACAAAAGTGTTTGAGGCATTTAGTGAGTTGTTCAAGCCGCCCTCTCAGGAGGAAATAAATAAGGCTGCGGCACAATTTGCTGATTCGTTGGAGAATGCAGCTAAAGTTATTCGTGCTATGCAGCAGCCAACCGCCAACGACGACGACGGCGATAATGGAGATGAAGGCGGTGAAGCATGATGTTAGAGTATGTGCGATTACGTCGTGATGCACGCCCTCCCGAGCGAGCAAATCCATCTGATGCAGGCTTGGACGTGTATTGGAATCCAGACGACGGTGCAGTCAACATGAAGGTTATCCACTCGGGGCAATCAGCCGTGTTGGAGACTGGATTAAAATTTGGTGTACCGCACGGCTACATGCTTGAGGTCAAGAACCGCTCTAGTATAGCTGCTAAACGTGGGCTACTTGTTGGTGCGTGCGTGATTGACAGCGGCTACAACGGTGAGGTGTTTATCAACCTTCACAATGTGGGCAATGCAGACCAAGTGATTGAGCGTTACGATAAGATAGCACAATTGGTCTTGGTTCCCGTGGTCCATTTCCGTGCAGTTGAAACACGGCAGGACAATTTATACGAGTGGTATCCTATCACGATGAGTGGGCGCGGTGATGGTGCGCTTGGCTCCACCGATGACCCGAGGCGAAACGGTCGTAAGATGCATATCCCTCTTCTGGGGGATGATGATGGGTAGCATGAAGCGCCGTATGGAGCGCAACAGAGCGAAGAAGGAAGAGAAGCAGTTAAAAAAAGAAGTTGCAAAGAAGATGAATATGTTTTCGCGACTGCCTGATGAGTGCTTGGCTTGTACCGCTCCGTTCGATAAGAACGATAAAGAGATGGTCAAGACTTGGACGGTGGTTGTGAAAGAAGCTGAAAAGAAAGTAAATTTATATTGTCCGACATGCTGGCAAACTGCAACATCGGTCGTCAAAAATTATTATGAGGAAAAAGAAAAAAATGAACAACAGGATTAAAGAAGTGCTTACCTACGACGATGTGCTGCTGGTGCCACAGTATAGCGATATTGAGTCAAGGCGGCAGATTGACATTGGCGGCACCCTATCTAATATGCGACTAAGCCTACCAGTTATCTCCAGCCCAATGGACACTGTGACGGAGTGGAGCATGTGTCGTTCGATGGATGAAGCTGGCGGCATCGGCATCATTCATCGCTACAACTCTATTGAACAGCAGGCGGCACAAGCTGAGAAGGCGTTTGAGGTTGGGGCAAAAAATGTTGGCGCAGCAGTTGGCGTCACTGGAGATTATCTTGACAGAGCCATCGCTTTATGTGGGGAAGGTGTTCAAGTGGTGTGCGTTGACGTGGCTCACGGGCATCATGTTCTTGTTGAAACTGCAATTAAAAGTTTGCGGGATAGCCTTGGTGATGATGTTCATATCATGGCTGGTAATGTGGCTACTTTGGATGGCTTCAATGCTTTAGCTGAGTGGGGAGCAGATTCGGTTCGGTGCAATATCGGCGGTGGTTCAATTTGCACCACAAGGGTGCAAACTGGTCATGGGGTGCCGGGACTGCATACAATCTTTGAGTGTGCAGCCAGCGAGTGGGCTGGTGATGTTAAAATCATTGCAGACGGTGGTATTAGAAATTCTGGAGACATTGTTAAGGCACTAGCAGCAGGGGCTGATTTTGTGATGCTTGGTTCCCTGTTGGCAGGGACAACAGAAACGCCGGGAGAATTGATTCAAAACTTTGGTAATCAAATGGGGGAGAGTCGCAAGGTCTACCGTGGCATGGCAAGCGCAGATGCTCAGAATGAGTGGCGCGGGCGCACGTCGAGTTTGGAAGGTGTTGCAACCACTATCCCGTATAAGGGCAAGGTGGATGAGGTCTTGATTAGGCTGGAGGGTGGAATTCGCAGTGGTCTATCATACTCAGGTGCTCGCACTGTTGATGAACTCCATCGACGGGCAGTGTTCATCCGGCAGACCGATGCTGGTCGCAACGAAAGCGGTGCTCATGTGGCAAAGGTTAGCTAATGGAGTACGGCGGCAATAAAAAGAAGATTGTGTTTTATGACACGGACGACCGGCATGTTGCTCTGAAGGTGAAATTGCAATATCATGGGCTGACACAGGCAGCGTTCTTTCGTGCAGTTGTGTCGGGGCTGATAGAGGACGATGAATACTTTGCAGACTTTCTCCGTTCTTATAAAGAAAGCAATGATGTTCAAAGCAAGCGGCAGCGCAAGGTTGTTAATAAAGAAGAAGAAGCAGCAGAGAAGATAAAAAATTCTTTCTCACTTGAGACAGATGAACTTAGTAATATTTTTGATATGATTGAAAAGGAGCACCCAGACCTATGAGAGAATGTAGTAAAACGTGTTTGAAGTGGAATGAACCATGTCCAAAAGAAAATTCAGCTTGCCGGTATTGGATTGATTATGGCGATGATTTGAATTGTACCTTCATAGCCATCGACAACAATGGACCAATGACTTTGCGTGATGTAGCGAAGCGTGAAGGTATTTCGCATGTGCGAGTGAGTCAGATTGAGGACAAGCTATTGCCTATGCTTCGCAGAAAATTGAAGGATTACGCACCATAACGATATAAAATTACAACGACCACAAGTCCGTTTCCCGTACAGCGCACTATTTAATAGGTGATGCACAATACAGCCTCTGTAGCGGCTGAAATTAAACTGTTTTAGGAGATTAAAAACATGAGTAAAAAGAAGTTGCTTGAAGAGGCACAGGTAAGAAGAATGTTCGCGCTAGCGGGCAACCCTGCATTGGGTGAGAGTTTCATTTCAAATAGATTCTCAAAATTCAATGAGGAAGAAGAGGAAGAGGCAGCAGACCCAGTTGATGATGCTGGTGTTGAAGCCGAGGTGGGCGCAGAAGAAGACCCACTGGCTGCTGAAGAGCCCGCTGCTGAAGAACCTGCAATGGATGCCGGTGCAATTCCACAAGACAAGGTTGAAGCTATCGTGGATGCCGTGCTTGCTGGCATTGAAGAAGAAACTGGCGTGCCCCTTGAGCGAGTTCCCGGTGAAGGTGAGGAAGCTGCCGTTGGTGGCGAAGAAGAGGTTCCTGCCGAAGAGCCTGTGGCTGCTGCTGAGGAAGACCCAATGGCGGCTGCTGAGGAAGAGCCGGTCGAAGATGAGATGGCTATGGAACGCAGAGTTGTGAATGAAGTAGCACGACGTGTGGCACGACGACTTGTTCGTATGTCTCGCAATAAGTGAATATTCTCCCCCCGAATGATATTGAATATTGAACTAAAACGTGCGATTTCAAGAAAGCAGGATAATGCATCCTGCTTTCTTTTTATCTAATTTGAGAAAGGAAGGAACATGTCAGAGACTTTTATTATTGGAGCAGCCGCATTTTTTGCAGGCTGGCTTATGCGAGGCGCAATTAACAAACTATATATTAGTGGAAAGCTAGTCATGCTTGTCAACGATATTGAAAGGAAGAGCCTCACTATGTTAGGTCGCGCCCATGAGCACTACTATCACTCGCTGCGTATGTTGAAGGACGCTGGCGAGGCTACGGAGAGGAACAATGAAATAATTCGCACAATTAATAGTCTTGAGTTTAGTCACAAGCAGTGGCAAAAGACTGCTGTGCAAGCTATTTACGAAGCACACCCTTTCAAGCGAAGTGTTAAGTGGTATGACTGGCAAACAGCCATGCAGACTTTAGAAAAAGAAAAACTATCAAGGAGAGACTAAAATGAAGTTGAATTATGAAACGCTCAGGAAACTGGTTCTGGAAGAATACAAGAGGGATACGACTGGTATTCTGGAATCCCCCGAGGTGCTACAAGAGAAGAGTATTTTAAAGAACAAGTACCCTTTCAAGGCTATTTTTATCTTTGGACCGGCAGGGGCAGGAAAGTCCTTCCTGTCTAAGCAAATCGGTATCCCAGATGACTTCAAAACGTCTAATCCAGATGAACGTATCGAGGACGTGTTCCCGAATTTCGGAATGAGCATGAAATTTAGTGAAGGAACGTGGGAGAAGGACAAAGAAAAAGAAGCCAGCCCACTAACAAAGGCTCAACAGACAGCGCGTGAAGTCCTACAGAATGCTGAACAGGGACATACACACAATCTTCTTTCAATTGCAAATCCGATTGTGTTTGACACGACTGGCGAGAAGGTCGGGAAAATCGTCGGACGCATGAAGAATCTTATGAAGATTGGTTATGACGTTGCCGTGTTTCAGGTCAATGTACCAACCGATATTTCAATTTCCCGCGATATCGAGCGTGACCGCACAGTCGGTCAAGAAACCGCAAATATTTCAAAGAAGTATCAACAGCAGGTTGTAGCCGAGCGTGGATACTTCAAGGCGTTGGCTGACCAGCCATATGCGACCATGCTGGGTGGTGATATTTATGCCAACCTGTTCGACCTTCGCACGGGCAAGCCTTTAGAGGGTGTCACTGACGAGCATATCAAATCCATGACGACAAAGGACGGCTCGCCATATTCAGCCGAGTATGCTGCCCAACTGCTGGAACAAGCAAGGACTGACCTTCAAAACTGGATGAAAGTAGTTCCACCGAAGAACCCCACAGGTCAAGCTATTTTGGCTGGCATGAAGGCTTTGGTTAAGGTTTCTGGTGGCAAGCTTGGGCAGAACATGCTGGACTTTGGTTCGGCGGCATCCGCAGGCATCGGCACTGACAACGAGGCAATTGTGAAGGCTGTCAAGGTGATTGCAGACATGGGTGGTGTCGAGGCACCGCTTAAAGGTGCCCAGCGGGACAGGAAAGTGGTGGGCGATAAGTTTGGTGTCCAAGGTAAGGACGGAAAAGACCCGTCGATTCGTGACATGGCACCCGACGCTGCGGTCCAAGAGAGGCTGACCCGCAAGATTGAAAAAGTCATTTGGGAAATGATGAAGAATTATTCATCATGATAACCAATGTCAGACTTTCGACTGGACGCAATAAAAGAATTTATAGCGGCTCTCTTTAATGACCCGCGTTGTCTTCAAGAAGAAGATAATGTTTTATATTGTGAGAAGCTATTTAAAGTTAATGATATCATGAACAAAGTTTATGATAGACTTGCAAGCGGAGACATGAACATCAGGGAGATGAAGCTTTATCTTTCGTACATAGATGAATATCTTAACGATGAAGCGGATTTAAACTGGGATATTGAGGGCTTGTCAAAACAACCAAAGGAAGAATAACAATGCCAAGAAAAAAGAAAACCGAAGAAGCTGAAGAAGTCCAGAAGGCAGAAGAGGTTGCTGAAGAGTCAGTAGAAGAGCCAGAAGAAGCTGAAGCAGCGGATGAAGAAAAAGAGGAATCGAAAAAGTCAATTATTATGTTGCCACCGCTTTTCGATATGTTAGGTGGAGGGGGAGGACGTTCGGATGGCAAGATTCGAGTCCTTGGAATGATTGGCGATGTTGATGAGGAAAAGGCAAACGAGTTAATTTATGGCATGTTAGCTTTGAGAGAGAGTGGCAAGCGGGAAGATTTTAAAATTCCTGAAGACCCATCCTCTGAAATTGTAACCACATATGACCCGATGGAAATTATGGTTTCCACATATGGCGGCAGCGCCAGCGACATGTTCGGCATCTATGATATAATGAGACTGGTCAGAGAAGATATGGACATTGCCACGACGGGTGTTGGCAAAGTTATGTCTGCTGGTGTTCTTATTCTTGCAGCCGGTACAAAGGGCAAGCGCAGAATTGGAAAGAATTGTCGAGTGATGATTCATTCGGTTGTCGGTGGAACTCACGGTGCCATGCACAATCTTGAAAACGAGATGGATGAGATTCGTTGGATTCAGGAGAGATACATTGAAACACTAGTAGCTGAGTCTGATATGACAAAGGCGATGGTAAAGAAGATGCTGGGCAGAAAAGTTAATATTTATCTGACAGCACAGCAAGCAGTAGAATACGGAATCGCAGACGAGGTATTTTAAAATGTCGGTGGACAAGGTTTTTTACAACCAAGCTTCCGCATCTAAACTCGGGTGGGAGCCGTCATGGTTCGGGTGCGAGCACCACGATGATGAGTTGGTCGAAGCCATTAGAAAGTGGCAACGGCGCAACGGAATTACAGCCGATGGTATGTGTGGACCCGGCACATATAGGAGAATCTGGACAGAGCGGCAGGCTGATATCCACGATTATGTACCCAGCGCACTTGGGTTTAAGAGGGTCAAGGAATCTTGCGGGAACAAACACATTGTCCACAACAGCAAGTTTATTCCTATCGAGTGGGACAAGGTTGTTCTTTGGGACGAGCCCGATGGCTTGAAGTGTGACGCTGGCAATTACTATGACTATGGCGGGAAAGAGGACCGCAAGCCAAATAATTTTACAAACCACTGGGACGTTTGTCTGAGCGCGGAAGCATGTGCCAAGGTCTTGAACAGGCGCGGCGTGTCCGTTCACTTCTGCATTGACAACGATGGCACCATCTACCAGTTGCTTGACACGCAGCACGGCGCTTGGCACGCTGGTCACTGGTATGGCAACAAGCGTGGCATCGGTGTGGAAATTTCTAATGCTTACTACACCAAGTACCAAGGCTGGTACGAAAAGAACCTTGGCGAATCACGCCCAGTGGTCCCGAAGGGCGAGGCGGTTGTTCACGGCAGAGGGTTGGATGAGCATCTAGATTTCTACCCGGTGCAGATTGAAGCACTGAAAAAGCTGTGGAAGGCACTGCACCTTGGGCTTGGTATTCCTTTGGAGTTTCCGCAGAACCGTGATGGCAGTCTCTGCACAACAGTTCATCCCGATGTAGACGGTGGAGAATTTGAGGGCTTCAATAACCACTATAATTTTACAAAGAAGAAGATTGATTGTGCAGGTTTGGCACTTGACGAACTAATTAAAGAAGTGAAAGAGGAATTATAAAATGCCTGATTGGAGTCTGCTCGTTGAGAATTATTATAAAAAGAATCGCCCTGACAAGTGGGGTCGTGATGCTATTGATAAATTAATTTTAGAGATGCTTGACGAGGATATGGGCACGGCAGGCAGAGGCGAGGACTTGGAGGCTGCGATTGTGGACGAGTGGAATGGCTCGGAACCAAAGCACTTTCAAGGATTTGTGAAGATTGCTGTTCCCGACCTTAAACAAAGATATAAAATCTCGGGTGGCGCTGAAAAACTTGAAAGCGGAAAAATATCTAAGTTTTGGGCTGAAGCTGGTGGCAAAGACAGCACCTCTAAGGCTGATATTAAACTTGGTAAATATAGGGTTTCAATGAAGATGGGGGCGAATGCAATGCTCTTTGGCTTTGGACCGGGAGATGCAAAGGCTACAATGGCTGCGGCTATAATGACCGCAGGCTTGCCCGACGACCGCACAGCAGAAGCAAATGCACTAAAAGACACCCTTGGCAAGATGGAGCGGGGGATTGCTCGCGCACCTCTTGGGGTTCTAAAAAAAGCTATAAACGCCGCAGATACTCTACCAGACGATGCAGATGAAGCGTTGAAACAAGTTGGTGGGAAAGGATATCAAATGGACAAAGACGCTCGCCAGCAAATGTCGCAGCGTCTTGATAAGCAGAAGCAGGATGCCTCTGAAAAGGGTGAAGAGTTTGACAAGACTGCGGCACAAAAGTTAGAAATGGTTGGAATTTCAACAACAAAACAATTGCTGGAACACGCAGAGCAAATTTTAAAACTTGAGGAAACGCTGAAAAATATTGAAACAGAGGTTGTGGGTGCCCTGAATCCAACTGAAAATCCAGAGTTGGAGTTTGCTTTCTATAAAGAGGCACTGACCGCTGCTGTGAAATTTGGTGGGTTGGACCCAAAGACAAAGCAGGTTATAAATCCGGGTGCAAGCCACATTGCCGATTCAATTTATATTACACAGCCAAAGGACGTGTTAGCAAAGCACACTGGTAGTGCCAACATCAAGGGGCTTCATGTCTTTCATGATTTGGATGATGCTTATATCAAAAAGATTTCCTCAGCCGCGACTTGGCGAGGAAAGTTTCGTTCAGACAGTTTGAAAGAAAAGGTCGCTAGCGGAAAGAAAAAGACAGGCTACAACCTTTTGCGGGCATCAATTATTGCAGAGATAAAGAACGCCAAGGGTGAAAAAAATGCCTATCTTGCTGAGTTTGATAAAATGTTACAGGATAATTTGCCGCAGGCAGTTTCTGAAGGACTATTGACAGAGCAGGAATTGAATGAAGCTGGGCTGGGTGATTTCATTCGCAAAGCTACAGAGGTCGGCAAGGGTGTTATTAAGAAGGGCGCAGAATTTTGGGCTGGCTTCATGGAGTCGTTAAAAAGTTTTATAAATGACTTTACAAAGTGGTTTCAAGATAGTATAATGGGTATCGTGGAAAATGCAAAAAAACTATTGGAAGGTATCAAGGATGCCATGTCTGGCGGCACATATGGGTTGATGCAATTTTTTGGAATTAGTCTTTCTGACTATGTTGAGGCTATTGAGCCACCGGCTGACCCCGGCGCAGCAATTTTAATGAGTGAACTCGGAGGATAAATTGAGTAAGGTATATGATTCTAATCTATCATTGGTTAAAAAGATTGCAACAGGTGTTAACCTGTTGGCAGATAACGTAGGGGCAACCCTTGGACCAAAGGGTCGAAACGTGATTCTGCAAAAGGCAGGCGAACGCCCTGTCATTACGAAGGACGGCGTGACCGTTGCTTCATTCGTGGACGCGGAAGACCCGTTTGAAAATCTGGGTATCCAAGTGGTCAAGCAGGCTTCTCAGGTTACCGCAGATGAGGCTGGCGATGGAACCACCACGTCCACTATGATTGCGAGAAGCATTGTAGATAAGTCCACCAAGCATTTGATTGCGGGCGTGTCTCCCACTGAGATTAAACGAGGCATGGACTTTGCAACAACGCAGTTGTTGAACTCGCTGACCAATGTTGCAAAGCCGCTCACATCTTTTGAGCAAGTCGAGAACATCGCTGTCATCTCAGCTAACGGAGATAAGAAGCTTGGCGGGCTGATTGCTCAAGCCATTGACCAAGTAGGCAAGCACGGCGCAATTCAGATTGAGCCTGCCAATTCACAGAATACAACCCTTGAACTCATCGAAGGGTTCCAGTTTGATTCGGGTTACCTGTCTAAAACATTTGTGACTGACAAGCGACGGTGGACCATGCGTCAAGAAAACGCGCTGGTTCTTGTGTATGATGGCGTCATCTCGTCTGTAGATGAGTTGTTTCCCGTGTTGCAGTTGGTCGCGAGAGAAGGTCGAGCACTGACTATTGTGGCTGAGGACGTGAAGGACCAAGCCCTTGCTGCATTGATTACTAATGTGACCCGAGGTACAATGAAGGTGGCTGCAATTAAAGCACCGGGCTATGGAGAGGAACGCAGAGCCTGCTTGAACGACCTTGCTATGTCGGTGGGTGGAACGCTTGTAGGACCAGCCAATGGTGTTACACTGAAGAACACCAAGTTGACTGACATGGGGCAAGCATACACAGTAGAGGCTAAAAAGAATTGGTCTACCTTTGTTGGCGGTCACGGTGACCCCGATAGGATTGAGGAAAGAATCAATCAGCTTAAAGAGGAAATCACACAGACAGACAATATGAAAGAATGTGAAGCAATCCAGCGAAGAATTAATCGCCTTGCTAGTGGCATCGGTATTATTAAGGTGGGTGGAAGCACAGAGATTGAAATGATGGAGGCTCTACACCGAGCAGATGACGCGCTCAAAGCAGTGAAGTCTGCTCAAGAACAGGGCGTCGTTGCTGGCGGCGGTGTGGCTCTCTTGAATGCGGTTGCAACAGTCAGGGAGAATGATTTCTCTGCGATGACTCAAGCAGAGCAAGTGGGTGTTCAGATTGTGCTCGATGCTTGTGGTGAGCCGGTCAGACAAATGTCAAGAAACGCTGGGCTCTCTCCAGATATTATGATTAATGAAATTAATTCTTTCAATCACGGCTGTGGTTATAACTTCTTTACTGGTGAGAGTGACGTGGTTATGATGGACGAGGGGATTATTGACCCAGTGAAGGTGACGAAATCTGCACTCACAAACGCTGTGTCGGCAGCAGGTACATTAATCACCACAAGTCACGGAATTGTCGAGACAAATTAGACTCTTTGCAACTATTTACTCCAGAATGCAATATTCACCGGGGGGGGAATATTTAACTTTTTGGGGGGCAAAAAAATGTCGGATAGCAATGAACAATTAGCCGCTATTGCTGCGAGCATAGCGAACATCGAATCGCAATTGGAGTTGGTCAAGCACCATCCATCACAAAACGGTGGCTGGGCTTCATTGATGGAAATGATTGAGAGAATCGACGCAAGACTTGGCGTCATGGAGGTCGCTTTGAACGACCCGCAGCAGGGTGCAATCGCCAGAGTTAAGGAGTTGTCTGATTGGAGGCAGCGTGCTGACGCTGTGATTGATGGTAATCGCAAGCAGGATGAAAGATTACTCAAGCTAGAGTTGCAGGTTGCTTTTTATAATAAAATTACATGGGCAATCGGTGCTGGTGTCCTTGCACTAATGGTAAAAGCTTTTATGTCTTTGATTGTGCCGGGTGCTTAAATTTTTTTTTAATAAAATTTGAAGTTTTTGCTTGACATGAGCCGCCCCCTATGATACATTATGTATGTACCAAGGGAGAGATACTTATGAATGACCCGAGAATGGCTTTGGATGCTAACCGCTGCCCAGCAATGGTTGAGGAAGAGTTGCCAAACTTCGTCGCAAGACTTCAGGCAATGATGGAAGCCCATTTTGCTGCCCGTCTACCCAACCTGACACCACCAGAGGTCTTTGTTGCTGGTGGTCGGAAATATATTAAGATTGCCAAGCGTGACAGCAATCAGACATTTGTGTGGTGCTTTGTCCGCGCTGCTGATGGTGCTATCCTCAAGGCAGCAACGTGGAAGGCTCCTGCTCTGAACTATGTACGCGGAAGCATTTTTGACCAAAACATTACGGCATTGACGCCTTATGGTTGCCGATAAAGTGG